TTTTGCAAGAAAACTAATGAATTCTAGGAGTTGCTCCTATGAATCCTTTAGGGGAAGTTTTGTTATCTTTCGCATTGCATGCTACTAAATAAACCCCCTGCTCATTTAAGAGCATCGGCTATGATTAACCCATCATAGGATAATAGCCCCCTTAAACCCGGGGGGGATATTATCTGAACCAGTGTGAAACCGGGAAATTAATTGATTTAAGGGTGCGATTTTTACATCGGATTGCAAATCCGAAAACTTGGTTTAATCCAAGCCGTTTGATCCCTAAAGGATCGTTGTGCACGGTGTAGAGATAAACAGAGAACACTGAAAATCATCAGCGACCTGTCGTTTGTAAATGTTTCCATTTGCAGCAGAAGTCTCTACGTTTAGTACCATACTACTAGCTGAACTAAAAGAGTTGTTGCCTAGTAGCAGTCCACTTCCACAAAAATTGTTGACAGTGGCTCTAGCATAGGTGTGATGGTAAGGAGGAGTTTGTACCTCTACACATCCTCTGTATATCTGGTTCTGTACGACACTCAACAACCACTTACGTGGTGTTAGAGCAGCGATAGATCCTGTAATACCCGCAACAGCAGCATTAGCACGTGAATACGTGATAAATGCTCTATTGCGCTCTGATGAATTGACAGAGGTTGGGGTATTATTAAAAATTCTCCATCGTACGGAACCTCTACTGAGGGCGTACATGGAAGTAATCATTGAATACAGGTCACTTTGAAATGGTGCATCACTTTGTACAGCTCCAACATAAGCTCGAGTTATAACAGTGAAAGGGTCGATAGTCGCTGAAAGGTGGGTAGTGTTCTGTACGTCAGGAATAATCCTATCCGTGTGTTTTAAGATAGAGTTAAACGACAACAACTTCTCACCAATACAGTGACGAGCACTCATCATCTTATCGTCAGTTAGTTTAGAGTTTCCGATATCACCTGAAGTGATTTCATTAACACTAGATACAAACTTAATAGAAGATTGAGGAGCGGAGGGGGCGGCTAAAGAGTAGCCATTAGTTCTTAGACAGGCAAATTCGACATCAGGGGCAGCCGAAATTTCTACTAAGACAGCTACTGTTGGGGACACAGTAGCAGGTGCTCTAAGAGGATTGATACAATAAAGATCAACCGCTCCGAACAGTTCGTTGGTATCAGCTCCAGCACTGGACCCTAATTGTCTATAAGGTATGATGGAGGTGTAAGGGACATGGAAAGTGAATTCACAGCCCATGCGGAGATCAATGATCTCACGATGGGAGTACTCACTACCAGCGTAATTGATGGTAGCTGTTCCAGACATTAAGTCAATTGGGGTAAAAACTAAAGCATATCTACCAGAATGAAATTCTGTAGATACTATCTTATATCGAATCACTAAACCTCCACGTGCTTTGTCAAAAAACATTGCACAATAAGAGATGGGACAGTGAACGATGTGTGTTCTACCATTATCAACAAAAGTAGTCGTATATCCTGTATAAGAACAATTAATACGATCAATTGCTGCACCAGCCAGATCGGCAGTGGAGAGATTAAATGTTTTGAAGAATGCTGGAATGGTTTTGATATGATCAATACTCATTTCATCAATGTCAGTTCCACCTAAGCCAGGCAACAGTTCAATCTTGTTTCTAGCAAATAATGATAAAGGCATGGAGCCATCTGGCATATCAGCATTGTTGGAAAAAGGAACTATTGTTTGGACTGCTCTAGTTACTTCGGAAAGATCTAAGGGACTAGACCAACCGAAGACGTTAGCGGCGTTAGCTAGGATATCGGTGAACCACGATACAGGGCCTGCTACAGAAGAAAGCAGTGGAATCTGTGTAAGAATTCCAGATGCTTTACTAACTTTGGATAGCGTCGAAGTAATCGGGCCGATACCACCAACTTGTTGTTCTCCAGACTGAACATCTGTTTTAGATGATCTAGAGGACTTAAACCGTGCAGCGGACTGAGGTTGAGTTGGGGCTTCTAATGTGACATTTTCAAGATGTCCATAGAGGGTGTAACTAGCAGTTGTGGAACCTACTACTGCAGCTACAGGAGAATAGGGAAATATCAATACAGAACCAGGGTCGGTAAAGCTTGTTGTTGCATTGATGTATCTATGAGGATAAGCACTCATAAATGGGACCACCAAAGTACATTCAGTATCTCTATTAATATCTATCTCCACGTGGGGGAGTTGAGTTCGAGAAGTCAAATTGGCAACGTGTAAGTTGAACCACGCTGAGGTTTGATTTGCCGTAGCATAAGCTCCCGCGGTGGGGAACCATGCTAAGCAATATCTACCTTGTTGAAATCTAGTTGCATTTAAAACAAGTTTTAAATGTAACTCACCTCGGATAGCTAAATGGCCTTCTACTTTTCTACTCCACATAGTATTAGAGATAAGACTACTCCAAGGAGTAGTGTTTACCAAAATACCAGTATCGAGAGCAGTAAAATCGCCTGAAAAGATAATAATTGGTTTCCTGAGAAATTCAATAATATCTTGTTGTTTATAAGAAGTCGCATTGGGTGAAAACATGGAACCTATGTCAAGAGGTTTTTGAATCATTCCTACAGCCACATTGGCTCCGTCTGAAACGAAGTTAGTAGTACTTCCTTGTTGTGCAGTTGAATCTTGTGAGGTCCCCGTATTGTCTGCTACAATAGGGGAAATGTGCGTTGGGTCGCCACCTGTTTTAGAAACTCGGTTTAGTCACCATACACCTACGAGTCAGTGAAGTGCGGTCTAAGTTCGTTTTACTCTGTCAATTATATATATGAGTGGGACTGAGTGGTAACCCTAAATAGGGATCTCATGTTATCTTTTCTTTCCTATACCTAATTCCATTACAAACGAACATGTGGAAAAAGGATGAGTATATTTGGGAAAAGACCTTGGTTAGATGTTTAACGACTTCACAGTCGGTGGACAGCCATTAAAAATAGCTGTCCTTTTGGCAGACTGTAAGTAAATTCAGTCTGTAAGAAGTGGTATCAGGTAGCTTTATAAAACAATCTTCACAAGAAGAAATAATCCTGTTCGTATTGTAAATAAAGACTGACTGAGGGTGCAAAGAAAGTTCTCTAAAAGCAATCTCTACATTAGTTTCTGTAATGGTTGATGGTTCCTGTCTTTTAGTCCAGACCAACATTTCGTATATAGAATCTAATTGCAAGGGAGCTACCCATTTTCGAACGATAGGACAGAATCTAAAAGAACGTTTTAAAAACGAAATGTCTTCTAAATTCTTCATACGACCGATTTGGCTAGATTTATCTGCGGAGGTATAAACCATTCCCAGCTCTTTCATATGTTTCTCAACAACAACCATATTAAACATGTCTAGCTTCTCTAGGGTGACGGAAAAAGCATTGTCATCACCTAAGACCACTAGATATACATGAGTTAAGAATTGAGGTAAACAAGTAAGATCGTAATCATGAGCTGCTAACCAACAATATCTGAAGCAAAAATGGTTGTAAAGATTGTTGATAATCGTGGTTAATGGGTGTCCACTTGGTAAAGAGGAAAACCACTCATAAACCACGTCTTCATATATGTGTTTTGAATTGGGAACTTCTAAAAAGATGACTCTACGAGCTAAATCGTACTTGTCATCATAACCGTACCATCTTCTAATAACGTAATCATTAAGACTGTGCAAAATTATAGAAGCTTGTGTAGAATCATAACCCGCATAATCACCATCACCTATATTTGATTCGTTTCCGAATTGCAATAGCTTAAGTGCTAATTGGGACCACTCGTTAGAGTAACAATTAACACCTACAGCTGAACCGTTTTCGACCTTATTGCAAGTATACCAAGCAACAAAGTCGCCGAACAACATTCTAGTTACAATAAAAAGGACGAGAGGAGAAGCACTGAAAGCTCTAAGCTTACCAACTGCTATTTTCTCCAAGGGTAGTGTTTCGTCTTTGGGGTTATCAGCAAATATATGTTCATGTCTAATGCCCGAATTGGCATCTTCAATGACCTTTAGACATTGGG